AATATTTTTTCCGTCAGTTGCCATAGTGCTACACTCTGAAGCATCGACCTCTTTTAAATCAAGGTGTAAAAGCATGGAAGCCATACCTACATGTCCTTTCATTAATCCAGACCTTGCTTTGATAATCCAATCTAAAGTGTTAGTCATTTTTGGTTACCTCTCTTTTGTAATCAAAATCTAACTCAGAAATAGAGCCTGATTCTAGATTTTTTCTTAAAACTTCGACAAGCAAAGCTTCCACATAGGGAGTACCAATTTTGATTTTTATCTCAATCATTTTTATTCCCTCCAAAGGCTTTCCCAAGAAAACCTCCTTTAAGACCACTAACCGCTTCAGATAAATCATCCGCTACTTTTTTACGCTTAGACTCGCCTATATCCGTATCATCCCTAAGAGAATCAACAGAATTTATTTGAGCCATAGCGACTACAAGTTTTTGGTGTGCTTCAGACACTTTAGGGTCGTTGCCTAAGATGTCTGAATTTGTGTTAGGTAATGTCTCTATTAGCTGTCTCAATTTCTCGATACTGCTATTGTTGAAAAAACCCTTCTGCTTGTTTTCAGGGTCGTAAACTTTTAGCTTCTCAGCTATGTGGTCTACTTGTCCTACAAGCGAATCAACAGTTAAGATTAAAATGTTTTTAACATTCTCACTTACTCTGTTTTGCACATCATTTTCTATCCTCTTCCTAAGAGTCTCAGATACATTGATACGAATATCATTTGTACTTGTTCTGTTAGGAACATTATTGAATTGACTGTCAAAGATAAACTTACTTCTTAGCAAGCTGATTTCATACTCCGTTGTAGGAAAATCGCTATCTAAAAAAGCATCGCCAAGTTTAGACTCAGCCAATGCCCTGTAGTTATCTAATTGTTTAAAGAAATAATTTACTTCTTTATCCCAATCAGCTTTCGCTTCAATAATACGATCTTGTAACGCTTCAAGGTTAGTATTGGGGCATAAACGCCACCCACCACTAGCTTGAACGCCTTGTTCATTAATTGAGTCAGCCCAAGGCAAAGTTAAAGGATAGTAAAAATCGTTTCTAAAACCATTGATAATCTTACGAAAATCTTTGTTTATATTTTTACCAAATATATGTTTAGAAACATTCAAAAGATCAGCATTAGAATTATTATCCCTTGCCAATCCGTTCTTTAATCTCTTGTCTGATTTTATACCGCTAGGATGTCCGAGTGTAACCCGAACAAGCGTTGCTGTTTCAGCAAGAGTATTTTTTGTTTTATCCATAATGAACCTCCATTCTTGTTAGATAAAATTAACTGTTTCGACTCTTTTGAGTCAGTCTTGTAAATGAACAAGACTCCCTTTCGGGTCGTCAGGCAAGATACACATCTTGCAACAGTAGGAGTAGAAAAATATTTACTGGTAAATAATATTTCTACTCCTTTTTTTCTAGACTTCTAAATCAGAATTTTCTACTTTGAATTCTCCATAAGTAGAAGACTCTTTTAAGTCAGGTCTAGAGCCAATAACGGAACGCACAAAGAATATCCCAAATTCAGGTGTAGGGAATTTCTTAACGAACTCAACGCCATTAGTGAAATAACTGCCAACCTTAGATTCAGGTGCTTCTTTGATTACAGTTACCAATGCACAAATAGTGGCGTAACAAATCCCACCACTATCAGGCACTTCAACATCCTTACCCAAAACAATGTCTTCAAGGTTAGGAACTTCATCTTTAAGAGAAAGGAAAGACATAAACTCTATAGAAGCAGTCTCGCCTATGTCACATTCGCAGATTGCCTGTTTATGCTCCATAGGAGGGTTAGTCTTTAGAGTATCGCTTAACCGCGTCCATGACCTAGGACTAGGCTGAGGAGTCTTGATCTTAGCGTCAAACGCATTCAACCAATCAGGCTGAAAATTTATATATCCCAATATGTCAGGATGAATATCATTTTCAACGCCCCATGCTAGCCAGTCATTTGTGTCATGCTCAAAGTTGATTAAAGAAGTACGCCCTACAACATGAGAGGGAAGGACATTACTGCCCGCCCTATCCGTTGATCGGTTTCCCGCACAAACTATTTTCCAACCTTCAGGCAAAACGTACTCGCCTATTCTTTTCTCATAGATAATTTGACCTACTACAGCTTGAACGCTACTGCTCGCTTGAGCGTATTCGTCAAAGAAAAGTATGCCTTCTCCACCAGTAGGAAGATTGCCTAAAAAAGCTCTCTTCTGTTGGTCTTTATCATCTATATATGGCAACCCACCCAAATCAACAGTTTCATAAAGAGACAGTCTGAAGTCTATCCAACCAAACTGCTTTGCAGTTGGGTTAGTGTTATCCGTTACTATCTTTCTACCATTAGCCAGTTCTTCTGCCAGTTGTTGAACAACCGCAGATTTACCGACTCCTGTTCCTCCAATGAGGAAAGGCGAGTTACCACCATTTAATACAGATTTCATTATCTGTAATGCTTTACTAGGTTTCATAATTGAACCTCCATTCTTTTATATCTAGTTAATTAATGCTCGCACCATGCAAGCACCTATAGAACACCTTGTTACAGGCTAGGGATATCCCTATTTAATTTCTTTCGCTAGAATCTCACTAGCTCGTCAGTAGGTTTATTTTTTTTCTTTGAATCCCTCCTGTATTTCTTTCCAATCGTAATTATCAGAAACAGGATTTTTCAAAACATAATATCCGTCTATATATTCTGAACCTGTATTGGATTCAAAAGGCGAATTAAAATCATCTGAACCACCACAAATAATAGAGTTGATCTCAGTATCATTTATTTCTTGATAACCTCCTTCCTCTACTTTATTTAATAAAGAAACAAGTTTTTTTTCAAATAACTTTTCTCTTTCGCTCTCAGTCAAAACCCAAAAGTATTTATTGATATGACCATGAACTGTATAAGAGTTATCAAAGTTTTTTTCATAAATAGAAGGGTCTGAACCTTGACCTCTAAACTCAGCCAATACTTCTCTTTTTTCGTTATCGTTTTCCATTTTTCTAACCTCCAAGTTAGTTTCTTGAACCCCAACATAGGATTCTCATCAGCACGTTAATTCGTGGACTATCTTATTCAAGGACTATCTCAAACATTTAAAAAAAAAATAAAGGAATAAAAAAAAAGACAAAAAAAAAGAAACAAAAAAAAGCTACCTCATTACAAGGTAGCTCTTATTTATTTAACCATTAGATTAACTTTCGATTTTTTTCCCAAATTTTAGATAATCTTCTTTCAACTGAATCAGACTTTCCAAAAGTAACCGCATCCAAATCAACGTGAAAGTTTACCTGAGCATTATCTTCTATATCTATGTCTTGACCTTTGAAACGAAATATCTGTGACCAGTTTTTCTGACGCACCGACATATCGTAACCAAGAACTTGAAAAAGGGAGTTCAATCTTTCTCTGGTCGTTGGAGTTCCCCAACCGCACATAGAGAAAGAAAGTATCTTTCCGTTATTGTCCTCATCCCAAAATGCTATTTTATGACCATGAAGCCATAGAGCATTGTCGTGACTAGAACTATTAGAAATATATTTATCTCTTCCAACCATAAACGCTAGGCAAATCACTCTGCTAATATTTCTCATTTGGTTGCCTCAATTATAACGATTGATAAACACCAAGCAGAAATGTAAGAACACACGCTTAAACCGATTCCGTAAACGTAACCGCTATTAATCGCATTAACGTACTCAATTAAAAATAAAGCTCCAGTTCCAAAAATGACAAAAGCCATTGCAGAACAAACCAGAATAAACTTATTCATTCTATCCGTTGGAACTGCCTCCAGAAGTAATTGCTTATCTTCTCTTGTGGCTCTATCAGTTAACAATCTACCTAACGCATCCATTTGATTATCAGATAACTTATTAAAAGATTCTTCATTTAAAACAAGTTTAAATTTTTCTCTTATATTATTTTCCATATACAAACCCTCCAGTCTGTTTTCTATTTCGCATACCCGAAGGCTGAAGCTAAACTTCATGCCCTTCGGATGCTCATCAGTCTGGTTAATTCCAGATATAGAAAAGGGCAGTTTATTAGACCGCCCTTTTATTTTTATTTACTTTTAGTTTTATTGTCCAAAACTGATTGTCTTACAGTTTCTTTTAAAACTTCGTATGTAGGTTTCCAAGATAGCAACTCTGTTGAATGTTCTTTAGGATTAACCCAAAACCAACCGCCAATTCTATAGTTACCATTACCCTTAACTTTATCTTCAAGATAACTATTCAAGCTAGCTTCTGCTTCTTTAATTGTTCTAAACCAGATTGCACTATTGTGCCTGTCTCCTAGAACATGCGGAGAAAAAACATTGCTTCGGTAAATTATATGATAGACCCTGTAGCCACCATACAATTCCTTTTCAAGACTATAAAAACTTTTTGCCCCTTCAATACTGCACCAAGATAATTTAGATAAATTTTCATCCATCTCAGAACTTAATCTGTATATATCCACCTTGAAAGTATCAAGCATAGGTTTTGAATATCTATCCAACCAGTTTCTTTCAACTGTTTCACTTTTTTTAAATTTTACTTTAAACATAATTTAGACCCTCCAGTCTGTTTCGATTATTTGACTATCATCATCAGTTATGAGCCGTCACACTCATAAGACATTTGGAGGATGTCGCAACTGGAATTTATCGTCTCCGCATCAGTAACTTTGTTTCAAACCTTTTACAGTTCTTTCATTACATCAGTTGGTACGCATTTTGTTCTGGAGCTTTACTTCTATCTCCGAGGGTAATTCTTGTGACCCTCATTACTGGTTAAGCCCTGTCACGACCCAGTACACTATCTTAAACTAATCTATAAAACCTCCTATTGGTTTAATGCAATAACTAACTATATCAAAACACATCATAATAGCTAGCATATTGTGAGCATTACATAACCAGACTATTTATCTCATAATGATTGCATGAAAGAAAAAGAAAAGACCAGTCTTAAAATAGTTGGGAAGGATAACGACTTAACAATAAAGCAACGCAAGTTCGTGGATGCAATCGTCAAAGGAACTTACCCGACATATAAAGAAGCCTACTTCAATAGCTATGACGTAACGCCTAATAAGAATGGAACTATTCCTAAGTGGGTAGAAGTAGAAGCTAGCAGACTACTTAGCACTAACCCTAAGATAACCCAAAGCATAAGGAAGGCATTAGAGCGTAAGGAAAGCCATTCAGTAGCCTCAAGCATACGAACGAGGAGCTACGTTCTTGAGAGGCTGTATAAGGAAAGTACCGAGAGCGAGAGTGACAGCACTAGGGTAAGGGCATTGGAGTTACTAGGTAAAAGTGTAGCCCTGTTTAGTGACGTAGTAGAGACTAAGGAAGCTAGACAAAGCACAGACATAGAAGCGGACATTGAAGAGAAGATTAAAACCCTAATGGAAAACGCAGACTAGTGCAAGCATTTTGTTAGCGTATTTTCCTACCCCACCTTTTTCCTGACATTTTGACCCCTATATATGACCCCCCACCCCCCTGTATATAATTACGTTACCTGACTGACTATAATACATAGTGTTCTGCTCAAGATATCACCAATTTTCATGTACCCCCCTATGTTATTGCATTTTGCTAGCTATGTTTACCAAATAGACCCCCCCCTGTTTTATATAAAGCCCTAGGAGTCCCATACCCCCATATTATTTTTTTCAAATTTAGGGTTGCTTTTTCTGTGAAGGGGGTGCAATATGTTAAAATCTTGTAGTTTCTATACCCAGTACATACCATATATTTAGTATTCACTTAATAAGTGCCT